AATGGTGTGATAAGAACCAATCTGTAGAGGAATGGGGTTCTGAGACTGTCATTGTGCCCTACATATCCCCGATTGATAGAAAAGCCCATAGATATTTTGTAGACTTTTATGTTAAAGTTAGGAACAAAAATGGTGCTTTGCAGAAGTATCTAATCGAGATTAAACCTGAGAGATTCACGAAACCTCCAGCAATACCAAAGAAAAAGACTAAAAGATTTATAGATGAAGTTTTTCAATATAGCGTAAATGACGCAAAATGGAAAGCCGCTTTTGAATTTTGTAAAGACAGAAACATGACTTTTATGATATTAACAGAAAAAGACCTAGGAATAATCAATGGCTGATAATATTTTTAAAACAGTTAATATGAAAGCTGGCGATGCCCAGAAATCATATACTTGGTATAGAACTCAAGTTAGAAATTTGGGTTCTGGCGTTTCGGGGTTGCAGTTAATACGTAACGAAACTTTAACTAATAGAATAAGACCAGGTGAAATGTATTTGTTTATGTATGATCCAAAGCATAAAGATACATTACCATACTACGACACAATGCCATTGGTACTCCCCTTTAAGCAATTGCCTGATGGATTTCTAGGTATTAATTTGCACTATTTGCCATATCTAGCTAGATTTAATTTATTGGGTGCACTCAGTAAATTGGCAACCGATGACAATATGGATGAAAAAACACGAATACAAATTTCGTGGCAAATATTAAACAGTTCAACAAAATATCTAGCCGCAACCGCGTGCGTGAAGCATTATCTAAACGATCATCTAAGAACAAGATTTTTAAAAATAGATTATCGCGATTGGGTAACAGCAGCAATGTTGCCTGTTGAGAACTTCAAGAAAGCAAAGAAAGAAGTTGTATGGCAAGAAACAAAAAACAAATTCAAGTGGTATTAAATGGCTAATTTTTCTCTAAAACGATTTCAAGCAGAAGTAAGACAACGAGGTCTTGCTAAACAAAACAGGTTTGAAATACTGTTTCCCATACCCGCAGGGTTACAACGAATATTTAAAGATATTCAAATTGTAAATATGTTCTGCGAATCTACAAGTTTACCGCCCCAAAATATAAGCGTTAAAACTCAAAGAATTTATGGGCCTGTTTATCAGAGACCTATTAGTGCAGATTACGGCGGAGAAGGTATAACTATGACCTTCTTATTAGATCAGCAAATGGATATTAAAGCACTATTTGACTCCTGGCTGGGAATCGTCGTTGATCCAAAACAATACTTTGTGCATTATCAAAACGATTACGTTGTACCTATTGAAATTAGACAACTTAACGAAAAAGATGAAGTAACATATTCTGCAGTATTAGAAGATGCCTTTCCCAGAAACTATACATTACTAGAATTGAATCATAGTTCTACAAATAGTTTTCATAAACTAAGCGTAACCTTTGTTTACAGAAGATGGGCACCTAATCATAGAATATCAAATGGCATAACATATTCTGATGTTATGGCTTCGATCACACCGAGAATAATAGGGTCAGTACCAAATCCTGCATATGGTTTAGAAAAAGAACCAGGTTGGTATTCGTCATCGAGCGTGGATGCACCTAAACCAAAAACTGAAGATATTATAAGTGGATTTGTATAATTAAACTGGAGAAATTATGGCATTACCTAAATTAGAAACACCAACATATGAATTGATTTTACCCTCCACCGGAGAAAAAATTAAATATAGACCATTCTTAGTTAAAGAATATAAAATACTTCTAACAGCTTTAGAATCTGACGGTGAAGAGATACATAGGATTATAACAGAGTTGGTTGATGTTTGCACATTCAATAAACTAAAGATAGACACATTACCAAATTTTGATATTGAATTAATTTTCTTAAATTTGAGAGCCAAGTCTGTAGGGGAAAGTACTAATCTAACATTACAATGTAATAATTGTGAAAACAAAATAAATTTTGAATTGGATATTACCAAGGCAGAAGTTAAAAAAGATCCTGCACATACTACAAAGATATTGATATCTGATAAAATTGGATTAGAAATGCGATATCCAAAATTTGACGAAATGATTATAATATATCAAAATTTTAAATCTGAAAGTGTTGTTGAACTTCTTTGCTCTTGTATCAAATCTGATTATACTGACGAACAATTATATGATGATTATACCAAAGAAGAATTAGTAGAATTTGTTAATTCTTTTTCAAAGAATCAATTTGCAATGCTAGAACAATTCTTTGTCACTATGCCAAAAGTAGTACAGCATATTGAACAGGATTGTCCGGCATGCGGCGCCCATAACGAATTAAATCTGGAGGGCCTGCAGAATTTTTTCGTCTAACTCTTTCACACGAAGGTCTGGTTAACTATTATCAATTAAATTTTTCGCTTATTAATAATCACAATTATTCATTATCCGAATTAGAAAATATGATTCCGTGGGAAAGAGATATTTACGTTACTATGTTAATAAATTATGTCAATGAACAAAATGAGAAACTCAAACACAAAAAAATCTAGGCAAATAAATGTTACCCCAAAACTCGTTAAGCAATTCTGATAGACAAATATTAGAAACAATAAAATCACAGAATACGCATCTTGATGCTCAGACCAGAGTGTTGCATACTTTATCTGATTCTATAATGAGCTTTAAGCGAGATCAAAAGAAAGATTATAATTCTTTGCGAAATGATATAAAAACCATGCAAAGAGAGTTCTTTACTGGCAATGCAAAGGGAATGTCTGATATTAAAAAATATTTTGAGAAGACTAAAAACAATAGACCAGAAACCTCGTTCAATAAAGAAAAAGATACCGATAAAGGTTTCTTTAGAACCGCAATTAATAAGTTATTTGGGCCATCTAAGTATCAACAAAAGATGATGGATGAGATTTCGATGGTTAGAGAAATTTCTGAAATACAAGCAACAGACATTGGTTTTATTAAAAGACAATATGAAGAAGGGCCTCGCGCGCGAGAAAGAGAATTATTAGCACAAGCTATTGCTAGTAAATTAGATTTAAATGGCGGCGACAGTAGTAAGGGTATGTTGGGAATGTTGGGTGCTGGCCTTATAAGTGCTCTTGGTGGTATTTTAGGGAGTCTTGGTGGTATCTTAACTGCTGCAATTGCTGCAGGTTTTGCGATACTAAAAGGATTAATTGAAGCATTGTTAGGCAAGGGGTTGCCTGGGGGCGTGCCCGGTGGCGTACCTGAAGCCGACGACGCCGAAAGAAAAAAACAGGGAGGAAAACCTAGTGGACCTACACCTAGTGGACCTACACCTGGCGGACCCATACCTTCACCTGGCCCTGGAGGTTCTTATCCTAGATTGCCCGGACCCAACGTACCCCAATTGCCCGGGCCGGATAAAGCTGGCAACACAATAGAAGACAAAATGCGAGAAAGAGCCTCTCAAAGAGCAGGTGGAGTTAGCGATGCAAAAATCAAAGTCCCGGGTATACCTGGAAAGGTGCCTTTTCTAACGGCGTTGATGTCAAGATTGGCATTTGGTTTAACTCCTAGTAGTACACAAGGAAATCACGATGCTGAATTAGCAGATCTTCGAAAACAACAAGACACCGGTGCTTACCGCGGCATCCGAACAGAAGTTCCTGACACCGCCGCCGATGACGGATCCCATGATCGTCTAGAAAGTTTAAGACAACAAAGTCAAGAGACAGCTAAAAATGAAGAAGATATGAATAGTGCTTTGAAAAAAGTTATCGAAGGCTTAATAAATTTTGAAAATCAAGTAGAAGAAGTTGCTGAGGCTTTTGGCAAAGGTGTAATGGAATCAGCAATACCTATGTTGGATAAACTTGGAGAAATTAATTTATCTAATGGGCAGTCTATAAATTTATTGCCAAATTTAGGAACATCCACCGCTGAAGTATTAGAAGGAATGTATCAAGAAACAAAAGATCTTGCCAAAGCAGGAATGGCGGCGACAAGCCCTATTATCAATAATATAGTAAATCAAATGACGCCAACCAGTCCAGTCTCAATACCAATGGTTGCAGCGACTGCCGTTGCTGCCGGTGCAGGTTTATCAGCTATACATCGCTATCGCAACGGGCGCAGATTGAGATAGGAATAGGGCCACGAAGGCCCTATTGGTAATTAGTATTAACTAATCAATCTTCAGCTAATTTAGCGAAGTAGGATAAAGACTCATCGTCATTATCAAAGTCGATATCTTTAGGAGGCGCTTTAACTGGCGCCTTTTCTACGACTGGTCGAGTTGCTTTCGGTGCTGATTCAATCTGTTCGTTTAAGTCAGTTTCGTCAGCGCGCTTGCCTGGTGCAGTACCACCTGCTAGTCCCATGACCATAACAAATTTCTTTTTCAATTCGTCATAAGATTTAAAGTGCTTCTCATCTAAGAACTGTGTCAACGAATGTTGCTTGCCCCAAATGCTCTCGATGATAGAATCA